CTATACGGGTCGCACAGATATGAAGGAGATTCTACCAATGTTAAAGGGTACATCTGACCTTTCATTGCGTCTAGTAGACTGGTTTGTGACAAACTATTCCAAGCGTCACAACACGGTCTATATTCTCGACGGACAAGAGTTCCTTGTTTATACGAATTACAAGTCGCAACTAAAGGCGTATTCAAAGAAGCTTTTTGACCCCTTCTGCCGTCGGGAACGAATCTTATTCCAGATTCCTGGAGAAGAGCCTTTTCTCACGACCGTCGGCAAGTTGAACTTCTTTCGTTGGGCGATTGAAAAGAATGTTCTCACATATTTAAGTCTCCATGCTCCGACAATTGAGACCGACATGAATAAGGCAATGAAGGAGCAGAATAAGGCACGGAACTCAACTGCGACCTCAACAGAATCGTCGACCTCAGTTGTCAGCACTACATCTCTTGTAACCACATCAACTGCTTCCTCTGCCAGGTCAACACGTAGGCGCCAGGCTGAGAAGGAACAGCCTGCGGCGAAGCAGATGCAAAAGCATTTAATGGAAATCGAACTTCGTTTTGATTAGTTCTTATACGGACGATACGTCTTCTCCATTGTATTCAAACGAGGTCGGAGGTCTTCATATGAATTTAGAGTATCAAGGGAATTTTTCTCAGCATAATCTGGAGCCTTGTAACGTGTTGTATAGATCCGATTTAAGAGACGTTTTGATTCTAAAAGACCTCGGTCTACTTTATCTTCATATACAGTAGCGCGAAGTTCACGTGCCACGTTAAAGGGGTCAGTCACAACATCAAACCTCTCAAAATACGGATTTTGACCGAGTTGATTAGCATCTGCGACATACTGTTGATTCTGTAGATAGTTCCTATCAGTGGTTCGTGTATTGATAGGATTCATATCCATAAATGTGTAGGCGCCACGTCTGTGAACAGCAAATCCTCCCTCTGTTGCTTTTTCTTTCCAGAACTGCGCCATTTTTATATCTTGGTCAACACCACCAAGTCCAAGTGAATAGCGATATGCCATGGCACTTTGTGCGGCTGCATTCTTCCCATTTGCCGCACCCAAATTCTCAGCAAGAGATTTGTTAAGCCATTTAGTTCTCTCTTTAATTTCGTCATTGCTTATAGCAGGGCGGTCATTTTGAAGCTGTGGTCCATCTGTCTGCCACTGCTCAACATGAAGACTATTAATCTGGTCAAGAGCACTCACTTCACGGCGACTTCGGAGGCTCATTTGTGGTAATGGAATCGCAACCATGCGACGCTGAACAGGAAACACGTCTAAAGTCTCCATTCCTACTATTACTAATAGATGTTTATAGTACCTTTTTATACGAGAACAGCACTACCAAGTCTAATTAAATGGTCTCTTATACCTATTACAATTTTCTTAGATAATCGCGGTAAGCAACTCTGTGAAACAGATGAGCCTGAACAGTGGTTGGTAGATAATAGTTTTTTTGTTAAATCAAAGTGGCGAGAGGGCAAGATTCTCTATGTTGAAATTGATATTCAGTCTATGGAACTAAAAGAGTTTTACAGTTTTGAAGAAGTCACACGCATACAACAAAAAGGAACTGAAGAGTGCTGGCGTACTTTTTTTATCTTAAAGGCAGGCACAGGTGAAGCAACTTCAAGTATAAAACAATGGAATGATTGTATTGATGAAACATTTGTTGAAGCATTAGAAACGATTCAAAAACGGTGTATGCCTTAAGGACGAACACCTTTAGAATATAGATGAATTCGAATCGCTCAAAAACTCAGAAGCGAGGAGTAACAGACCTAAGTGGTTCAAACTTTGCCGCGAATCTACATGCAAGCACGAATACCTTTGTTAATTTTCTGAATCAAGAAGCAGATGATGCGTATAAGCGTCCATGGCATCGTCTAGAGCGGGGTCTTCGTCTTAATCGTCTACGAAAGTTTGTAGATGAAGAGGCACTTCGTCTAAGCCTAACTCCTCCTGAGAAGGCGGGACTGGATACACAGATTATGAAGGCGAATGATAAGAAGCTACTAAATAGTAAGAATGCTGTGATTTACGATGCAGATGAACAGAAAATTAAAGAGATTAAGGGACTCGTTATGCATCGCAGTTCCGATGGAAAGGTCTTGTTTCAAGTTCTTGAGAAAAGGAATGCAGTTACATTTAGGAAGAAGCAAACTCCAGTACCTGAAGTAAAAGAGGAGACCTAAGAATATACGACCTATAAATTTTAACGAAGCACCCCTCAAACAATGGAGCAATATAGCACAATGTTTGAATGTACAGGACAGTTTTTGAATACAATGGAAGAGGTCCAACCTCCTCCATTGCATCCCACACTTGGAGAGGCATGGTGGACGACAATGGAACGGGAGCTTGCGCTCGTAATGAAGGAGAGTGATCTAAGTGCTACGCTTACAGACCAAACAAATGAAGTCTTTGATTGTTTCAAGATTGGATATCAATGTCTTTCAAATGTTCTTGTAAAGGTGGACTTTGACAGAAAGCAGCGCATTAATGCTCTACAGGCAAAGCCTCAGAGTGTCCAAAGGTCTGAGGAGTGGTATCGGGAAACTGCGAGTCTTCTCACAGCAAGTGAGCTGTATAATCTCTTTAGTTCACCAAGGTCCCGTGGACAACTTGTGATGAGTAAAGTTGCTGCTGCCCCTTCTACACCCATGTCTGCGCCTAAGAAATCCTGTATGACAGCGGAAATGACACCATTTGATTGGGGTACTCGATTTGAACCAGTTGCGAAGATGATTCTTGAAGCAGACTGGTCTGCGACGATTGTGGATCTGGGGCGTATCCGTCATCCTACTATTAAGTCACTAGCAGCATCACCTGATGGACTCATTACTGCGACTAACACGGACCAGGCTCTTCTTGGAAATCTAATTGAAATCAAGTGTCCGTCGTCACGTGTTGTAGGTGGTGGAGTACCTCCAAATTATTGGTATCAGATGCAGCTACAGCTAGAGGTCGCTGAAGTACCTGTATGCCAGTATTGTGAATTTACATTCAAGTCCGCAACTGCGCGCGGACCTATGGAAGAGGCACCACTTGGCGCAACAGAGGGTCTCATTTATCTTCTACAAAATCATGATAGCCTTGAGACAAAATATGTCTATGGCCCTATTGGAGCAATGGACTATGATCCGAAGCCTGAGGCACCTTGGCAAGTTCTTGAGCGTATTCCGTGGTTTCTAGAGAAGTCGTGGATTCATCCTGTATATCGTGATACAGCATGGTTCCAATCAATTATTCCTATACTTGATGAGTTCTGGCGTGATGTTGAGAAGGCAAAGCGTGGCGAGTTTGCCGCACCTGAGTCATCTGTGAAGCGTAAGTCAGCAGTGTGTGCCATTACTGATTAGAACTATCTATAAGCAATATGAAATACTGGTAGTGTTTATTAATTGTTCTAAACAATCTTTTCGATTTTGAGTAATTTCATTATCACCTGTCCAAAAACAATAAATTATATTCATATTATAAATTATTCATTTTTGTTACTTTAAATATATTTAGAGAACAGAATATGCCAAAACACTTGGGTGGAAAGGTCATTTATGGTAATTATAAAGATGGTTCCGTTATATTCAAGGACAGAAAAGGCTACTATATAGTTGCAGTAACTACAGGAGAACCCTTTAAAAAATATATCAAGGGCTGGAAGCCTGGTCCGGATGATACACCCGAATGCCTAGTAAATAATCATTGGACACGTTGTAACAAAAAGAAGAAGCGTCGCACAACCCGTAAAAATTAATCTGCGGATAAAGCTTACTGTCTACAACATACTCGGCTTATAAAAATTATTTACCAATTCATGTACGGGTGCAGAGCATGAATCTGGATTTTTGCGGCGATAGTTATTTGTGAGTTGGCTATAGTTTCCTGTGAGTTGTATCCGATTCGCAAAATCACTTTCATAGCACGCCTGCGCATTAAACGCTGTATTTGGCTGGTCATCAACTGCTGCGTCATCTAGGACACCTTGGAGTAGATGATACGGTACATGCGCATTAAGTGCCGAGTCCGCAGGACCTGAAACATACTGAATAGGTTTTTCACCTACAGGCGCAGGCGCAAGACGCACGTCCTGAAATCCACTC